GGCCTGCGGCTGGGGAAGGACCCGCCGGCGGTCAGAGCGGCTGCACGCCTCTCGCAACCTGCAGCCTTTTGGACACCAGCACGCGTCCGCGCGTAGCAGCGGCCCGTCGAGCGGCCCGGGCCGAACAGGCGGCCGCGGAAGTCATGCGACGCAGACCCGATAACCGGGTCCTTCTGCGCCAGCTGATTGGCGCCCGATACTGCGCCGGGACTCGGCATCGATGCGCGCGCCGCTGTCGCTGGTGTCGGCGCTCGACCTGGGACATCGCCAGCCAATGCCGGCGCGAAGTGTTGGAGTGACCGATTGCTGTTGTTTAGTCGCGTCTATCGCATGAGTTTTTCTTGCATTGTGCTCCTATCGTGCTACTCTAATCCTACCTGCTAGAGCAGGATATCCGCGGCCCCGACTGGCGGAGCCGGGAGAGACAGGAGAAAACCATGAGTGCTTTTGTATGTCATCCGAACCATATTCGGGAGCTTGCCATCTACGCGGCTGGACTTGGCCGACCGCTTGAGAGAGTTACGGAGTCCTGGGTGCGAGTGATAGCCGGCGCAGACGTTGCCGACCTGATGAGCGATGCCGAGCTAGATTACCCCGATTTGCTCGCGACGATCCTTTACCGTGAGAACGTGCGCAGCGTTCAGCACCGCTACCCTAACGATTCATTCGAGTCGCCAGAACGTCTTATGATCGGCCGTTACCGCAGACAGATCGCCGACCCGGTACAGCTGCTCAAGATGTGCCAGTGCCTGGACTACCAGTCATGCGAAACGACCGAATGGGAGCAATCCACGGCCTACAAGATCCTCCAGTCGATCATCTCGGCCGCAATCGGAGACCTGCCCGGTTACAGAGAGGCGGCATGGGAGTTTACCGGCGCGCGCGCCGCTGCCTGACCACTACCACGCCCGCGGTATCCAGCCGCGGGCTTGCGACGTGGACAAAAACAGGGCGCCCGATGGCTGGCGCGTTGTTGACGTGCGAGGCAATCGGTAAATGTATCTTGCGACTCGGCGGGATTTGAGGGAGAGATGACGATGATATATATAGCGACGCCAAAGGGCATGCGGGTATCGATTACCGCGTATATCAAGGCATGGCGAACTGTCAAAGCAAACCCATCCGCGGAATTTCCCGGATGGGAATGGTACCCAGTCACTGGCGCCGATGTTTACCGCGACATGACAGCGGGCATGCACGATCGCATCAACAAGCGGGGATGCCTGACTGTGCGCACTCCAGCAAGCTGGGATGCTTGGAGGCGCGATCAGCGAGCCATTGAGGACTACCGATTGCGGCGCATTATCAGACGCGGGAGCGGGCTGGAAACCGCCGAAGGACGGCGAGCTGCGCCTGATGTGCATGCGGCATTCCGCGGGGAGGACTGAGACATCCAGCCGCCATTCGGGGCGGCGCACCATCCACGGCGCCGACTGGCGGGGCCGGGAGAGACAGGAGAAACGGAAATGAAATTGACCAGTGAGACCACAAAAAGCAATCACGCGGCCGCAGCCGCAGCCATCCGGGCAGAACTGAAGCGGCGCGGAATCGCTGGCACCGTGCGAGGGAGGGGCTATTCTGGCGGAAACAGTGTCAATGTGACCGTGACCGACCTTCCGCCGCGCGAGGCTATCGCCCTTAAGGTTTTTTGTTGGGATTATCAGGTGGGGTCATTCGACGGGGCAACAGACTGTTATGAATACAGCAACCGCAGCGACGACCTTCCTCAGGTCAAATTTGTTTTTGTAACAAACCAGATCAGCGGCGGAATGTTCGTGCGGATTTGGGGTTACTGCCGAAGCCACTACGGGCTGCAGTCCCTCTACCCCTCCGACTATATCCCCGCCATGGAGTGCCGCGGCGAAGAACTGATTATGAAGGTCTTTAACGGCATCGTCAGCGACTTCTGGAGCGCGTGAAAATGAACCTTGATGCACAAATATCGCTGCCGTTCGGCACCATTTCGCCCGCCAGATCCCCCGCTTTCATAGCGGCGAGGCAGACCGCCGAGAGATTACCCAAGGGCACCATCTACCGGCTGACCATCGAACGCGAGGCGCTTTACAGCGACACGGCGCCGAGCATCGACCATGCCGCGTTTGTGGCCAATGGCGACGGTAGTGCAGAGTACGTCGTGGCGCCTTACCCGGCTTCAAGGCAGCGCCCGAGCGATGCCGACCTGCTGGCAATGGCTGAGGCTGCGCGCGCGACAGCGGGCGCAGGCAGGGCCAAGGCCGCTGCCATTGCCCAGCAGCGGCGCGCCGCAGTGGACGCCAAGGGCATCGCTGTTGGCGCCTCTTGGCGTAACGCGCGCGCCTATATAGCCGGGCACCACGGCCTGACAACGTTCAGGGTTTGCAGCGTCCTGGAGGTCGACGACGACGGATTGATCAAAGTCCAAGCGACCAAGCGCGGGGCGTCGGGCGCGTGGCTGCTCACAGTCGAGCCAGACAGCCGCATTTTCGACAATTACGGCAAACCGCTCTACCTTTAGCGCCGACGCCTGGGGTTACTGCCCCGGAGTGCGGCCGGGCGCTGTAACGCACAGCGGTCCGTACTTTGGGGAGTCAACCGGACCCCCGTACTTTGGGAGGCCAGCCGGACCCCCACTTACTTTGGGGAGCCAGCCGGACCCCTGGCATTTTGGCTCAGAGCAACCCGCCCGCCGGCATTCCGCCGGCTGGCATAAATTGGAGAAACCATGAAAATCAGCGTATACGCAGGCGCGCCGATCCAGCGCGTTCTGGAGGGGCACGGTGAGAACAGATCCGGGCGCCTCAACACGGTCGCCGAGCGATACAGCTACGTTGTTGAGCGGGACTGTCCCGTGCTCAGTGAGGCGCAATGGTGCGCGATCTGCGACGCCCTCAACGGCTATTGGCTCAACGGTGGCGATACTGGCGCAGGGGTGCGTCTGGCCTGGGCGGAGATCGAGGATGCCGACCGCCTCAACGGCCTGGGGGCCGAGTGGGGCGTGGATGCCCTGGCGCTGGCCGCCTGGTTGCGCGAGGCGACAGCTGGGCAGCAAGTGGCGGTCGCAGAGGTGGTGCAGCGATTCTGGCAGCACCCCGACCTACCAGCGCGCGAGGCGCTCGAACTGGCCGGGGCGAAGCTCGCGAACTGATTGAATAAACCTGCCCGGCGTTGTGCGAAAACGGTATAAATAACTGCATACAAAACTGTAGACAATGCGGGAGAAATCCGGATAATGGGCACCGTAGCAGCAACTACACCGTCCCGGGCAGCGGCATCTGCCCGGAGCGATCCAGGCCGCTAGAGCCTGCGAGGATAGAGCGATGACCACCACAAAAATCACCTACACCTTCCCCGCCGACTGCAAAGTGCCGCAGCTGCGCGGGAAAACATTCACCGGCGGCGAGTTTTGCCGAATCGATGGCCAGTGGCTCAATGTAGAGCCTGACGCAGTACGGTTTGCCGAGCGATTTGAGGGACAAATCGTCATGGCTCGCATTGCCGGTACGCCCGAACTCGAAGCCGCGCTTGCCGCACGCAAGGCAGAGCAACAGGCTGTTGCTGATCGGTTGGCGGCAATCGGCTGGCCCGAATATGAGGCGTTGCAGCGCAAAGCAGGCAACGCACGTATAGCCTACGACCGCGCCAGTGACCGCGGCTATCCGGCTCGTGAGGCCGAGGCCATGCGCATCGCCGAAGCCGCCCTCTCAAATGCTCGCGAGGATTACCCCCTGGCAGCAGCCTACGCCACAGCGGTGAGCTACAGCGCGGCGAGCAATTACGCCAAGGCCGCGGCGGGCCGGCGCGCGATGCAATCCATCGAGGCCGGTGCCGATCCAGTCGCCACCGTGGAGGCGATGACGGCAGAGTGGTCGGCAGCCGCCGACAGGGCGGTGGCCAATGCGTAGTACCGTAATTATCGCCAAGCGCGGCGAGGGCTATATCTCTACCGTATCCGGTCGCTTCGGCGGCGGGCACCAGGGCGCCAGGGCGGGACTCACCGCCTACGATGCCGCCGCGACAGCGGCGCGCTACATGATCACGTACGCGCAGTCCAACCCCGAGGGCGGGGAGTTGATGGCCCCGCCCGAGGTGCTTGAACTGGTGCCAGAGCACCTGCGCAGCATTTCCGGAGGCAATGATCAATAACGCAACCCGCCGCCCTCCTGGGCGGCGCCACCACAGCCGAGGAGAATGAGCAAATGCTGGCCGCGGATTTCGACCGCCTCGCCGCCCGCACCAGCCTGCGAGCAGCCGCGCTGGCAATGGCCCGACGAATCCTGGTAGACGGTCTGTCCGCCGCCGCGGCCGGGCGCGAATTTGGCCGGCCTCGCGATGTGGCGAGCCGGGCCGCAGGGCGAATTCGCGCCGAGGCGGTGCGTGAAAATCCTGCCCGGAGTGCGGCCGGGCGCTGTAACGCGCAGCAGCCCGTACTTTGGGAGGCGCGCCGGACCCTCGTACTTTGGGGGGCGCTCCGGACCCTTGGGTTCTGGGTGGCATCAGAAGCGCCGACGGCGTGTGTGAATCATTGAGGCCAACAGAGTCGGCGCCAGACCAGCGGCGCCGGACGGAGTGAGGAAGATGAACAGGACAAAGGTGCATTGTGTGGGCTCGAACGGCCGCCCGGTTTGTTCTCAGCGGGCGATTGGCGGGCAGTTTCGGGATGTGGTGACAAGGGAGAAGTGGCGCGGGACAGACGCAGCCAGGCGCTGTCGGCGCTGTGCCGGGCGAGTACCGGCCCCGGTGCCCAGCCCCTTCGGTAGCCCAGCCTGATCGCCGTACTTTGGGAAGCGCTCCGGACCCCCGCTTACTTTGGGAGGCCAGCCGGACCCCTGGGCAGCACAAACCGCCCGCCGGCTGGCTACATTGACGAAATCAGGAGCAGAACGATGGGCGATCGCAAACCCACCCCCAACCCCCAGGCGCTGCAGGACTGGCTCCAAACGTCAGAAGCGCGGGCGCTGATCGAGATTCCCATCGCGCCGGATCGGTGGGAGACGGCCATGGAGAACCGGCTGCGGCTGGCGTGGTCGGCAGGCTATGCGGCTGGCGCGCGTCGGGCCGGATCGCCATGAAACTGCGAACAGGGAAGTTGGCCGGGCACGATCTCGGGGCGCAGCGGTTCTGGGTGGCTCCGCGTACTAAGGATTTTTGGGCTCACGCCAAAGCGAGAGGATCAACCATGGAAATGAGCAAGCGCGCGCTGGAACACGGCGCAAGGTACCCGTATGACGGCGGTGCAGACTTCTGGGAGGACCGCACGCCAACACCGCCGCCAGCGACTGATTGGGCACACGCTGCTGCGCGTGGTGTGCTGGCCGACCTGCTGGACCAGAGTGGTATCAATCGGGCGCTGAATGACGAACAGATCGACCGCGAGACGCGGGCCGAGATTGTGCAGAGCATGGCCGAAATCATACGGCTGGCGCGCGCTGAAGCGCCCTAACGTACTTTGGGCACCCAGCCGGACCCTCGTACTTAGGGAACCCAACCGGACCCCCGCGACGCCGACTGCCGGAGTCAGATCGCGATGCCGACGGACCAGGCGCCGGCGCGGAATACCGTGAGTTTCTGCTCGTCCTCGATATGGGCGAGCCAGCCGGTGCGGGGTACGGCGAACACCCAGGCGGCGCCGGCCCATATCGCAACCTCAGTGGCATGTCCGGCCCAGGAGCCGGTGGGCGCCGCGGCGACGATGTAGGTATCGCCGGCGGCTGGCGTGCCGGGCGGGGTGGCGAGGTCGCGGTCTTTCACACTCAGGTGGAACCCAAACCGGCCGATGCGCAGCAGGTTGGCGTCCATCTGGGCATTCCAGCCGCCCTCGCCGAGGGTCCAGCCGTAGTTGAGGCCGCTGCGGGGTTCGGTGGTGGATGGCATGTCAGGCTCCTATGATGGGTTGGCAGGTGGCGCGCGCGTTGATCACTGGCGCGGTGGTGGACGATGCGGATCTGCGGGCTGGGGCATGTCGTACCGGGGCACGAACATCAAATTCCCCCGTAATAGTTGCCGTAGTTGTAGCCGTAGCCAGCGCGGTCCACGGTGATGTTGTGTTTCTGCCGGCTCACGAGCCCGCCCCGGACCGATTCCAGCTCGAAGCGCACGCGGCTATTGAGGCGCGGCAGGTCGAGGCCGACACCGAACGCTCCAGCGTTGTAATGTGCGAGAACGCGGGCGGCGGAAAGCGCGCTGGCATAAAAAGCGACCTCATCCAAATTCCCGAGTAAATAATTGCCGTTGGGCCGACGCCCCAAATACAACGCAGCTGTAGAATTGAACGACGTGGTAAGTGAATGGGCCACAGATGCCCTCTCAACGCCGTCTACGTAGATTTTCGCCACGCCGCTTGGCACAAACACCGCAACAATGTGATGCCGCACGCCGTCATTGACCGCGAGCGGCGTTGTTGCGACCACGTTGGGCGTGTCCGCGTTGGTCGACCGGACTACAAAATTGACGGTGCCATTGGCGCTCATCAGCACCAGATACTCTGGGACGATCGATCCGGAGACTTCTTTCGTCACGAGCGCGGAGGTAGCAGTCGATGTGGTTTTGACCCATAACTCCAACGAAAACGCCGTGTTGAGGAAACTCAGATTCGCCGCATCCGGGATCGCAATCCCACTGCTGGACCCGCTGAACCGCACGCTCGCCCCGGATACGATCAGGGGTGTCTGATTCAGCGTTGCCCCCGCGTAGGTGCCGTGGTTCGTCCCGGTGGCGTCATTCGCGACAGTTCCGGAGGCTTCGTCCAGCCGCCACCAGGCGACGGGTGAATCCGCCATCACTTCGGTCGTGTAGTCCGCTGGCGGCGCGGATCCCGGCACCGTCAACCCACTATCCGCCTCCTCGTCGCTCCAGGTGTAGGTAATCCCCGTCAGCCCGGTCTCGGTGCGCAGCAGCGTGTCGGTCTCGCCGTACAGGCGCAGATTGTAGGTGGTGCCGGGCTCCGGGCCGATGTTGCCGCTGGTCCAGGCGGTCAGTCCGGCGGTCTGCAGCAGGCGGTCGCGGTGCGCCCAGTCGATGGTGATCAGCGGATTGCCGGTCAACGCGACGGGGAAATATTGCGTGTTGATCCGCACATTGCCGGGCGGATAAGGACGGGTAGCCCGGTTGGCGAAGGTGATGCTCCGGCCGGTGGCGCTGGCGAGCGGCAGCAGGCTGTCGCGGTTGCGGGGCAACAGCTTGTACCAGGCCGTCTCGCCGTCGGTGCGTTCGGTGCTGTCCACCCCCCCGGGGAAGCTGGTGACCCACAATTTCGCGGCCGCCGTGAAGCTGTGCGGCACGCTATCCATGACCGAGCGCTTCAGCGTCGCGGTCGTCGTGCCGGGCGTCCAGCCGGTGATCTCGACCATCTCCTCCGTGGTGCCCTCGATCAGCACGCCGTACTGCCCCACCCCCAGCAGTTGCGCATCGATCACCGACGCCAGCACGACCGACGTGGTCATGGGTCCGATGGCGGCGGCAAGCTGGCCCACCGGGCCGAAGGTGCCGTCGCCCAGCGAGATAGGCTCGGCCCCGTAGGTCGTGCCGTCCGGGCTGTAGTGCATCTCAAAGCTGGTCCAGCTCTGCGAATCCCGGGCCGCGAACGCCTGCACGAATCCGTAATCCGGCGTGAGCGCCGCCATGTCCGCCGCACTCAGGTTGGTAGCCAGGTGGTAGTAGGGAATCTCCTGGAGGATCACAGCGGTCAGATCGGCCACGGCGTCCACCGGATCCACCCACAGGGATGGCTGGCGCACGGTGTAGCTGCCGGACGATAGCCCGAACACGTCCTGGACGATGCGCACGGATATCACCGGTTTGTCAGCAATGCCCGGCTCGTTGATCTCCACCACCCGGAACACGCCTTCGGTGATCTCGAGCCGGGCGCTGCTCACGCGGATGAGTTTGCCCGGATACAGGTCCCAGCCGGTACGGTTTATCTCCAGCAGCGCTGTCGATCGCAATGTGGACAACGCGCGCAGATCGCGATCCAGCACCTTTTGGGCGAGGGTATCGTCCTGGATACCGGGGTAATCCACGGCGGCGCTCACCACCCGGCCCTGGGCGTTCACGTTGCCGATGTTCTGGGCGCTGATGGTGCGGGGTTTGCCGGTGCTCGCGTCCGTGTAGGTCAGCACCACCTCGTTGATGGTGTCGCCTATCTGCGCGTCTTCATAATCCGTGAGGGTCGAGTTGCTGTCGTCGAACAGCGGCAGCGAGGGCACGCTGTAGCCGCCGCGCAGCAGTTCCAGCCGGATCAGCCCGGTACGCGGGTCCGGGAACAGCACCCCCCCGATGTGGTCCAGAACCAACTGGATGAATTTCGGCACCGCGTCGGGCGTCGAGCCAAAGGTCCACAGCAGGCTGAGGCCGAAATTTTCGGTGTACAGCGTGTCGGCGGCGGCCCGAAACGACGCATCATCAATCACCGACACCGGCCGCCCGGCGCCGAATGCCCTGCTGGTGATCGCATCCACGATCATGTGGGCGGCGTTCATGTGGCCGTTGATATCGGCCTTGGCGTCGTACCAGCGCACTTCGCGCGAGAGCGCCCGCTGGGGCCGCCAAGAGAACGTCTTGAGGTACGGGTTAGTGCCGTAGTAGATCTGCTCGGCGATCACCGACAACCTGCGCCGGAACGCAGGCACAACGCCACCGAGCTTGGCTTGCAGGTAGGCGTTCACCCCCTGGGTCGATTCGCCGAACGCGACGGAGAAGCGCCCCGTGATGCCACCCTCGCGCTTCTCGCCGCCCATCAGCTCGGGCAGGTCCACATCGATGGGTCCGGATGCGGACAGGGTTCCGGCCCAGACCACGCGCCCGTCGTAGCGGATTTCGCGAAAGCTGTCCACCGGCCCACCGCCGAGCACGACGCGAAAGCCCATGTGATACCGATACCCAACCGTCTGCTTGCCGCCGCCCCCACCCATGCGTCAGGGCTCCTGTTGTTCTTGATCTTGGGATTCGGCTTCGCGGCGGCGCGCCTCGGCCACCAGCTCCAGCGCCATCGCATCCCCCGTCGCCTCCAGCGCCTCGGCGGGCAGTCCGTCGCGCACGAAATCCGGGTGCGACAGCCCGTGGCGCTCGAAGAACAGCCGCGTACCCTTGTTGCAGTATTTCATCGTCAGTTGATCGCGGTGCAGCACCAGGGTCATTTTTTCCCGCCTTTCTTCTTGATCGCATCGGCGCGCAGATCGCCGTACCAGACCACGTTCTGCGCCTCAATCAGGGGTTTGCCGAAGATCACCGGAATGGGCGCGCCTTCCTGGGCGATGGCGACATTGCCGGGTTCGCCGGGCTCGGGAGCCTGGGTCTTGGGGCGCGGCATGAGCAGGCCGGCGACATAGAGCAGGATGATCGCGACGATAAAGTTCTGCATCAGCGCGTCTCCTCGAACAGATCAGAACAGCGTCTTGCCGGCGAAGGGGTTCTCCGGCGGGATGTAGGGCTCGCCGCCGAAATTGAGCACATTGCTGAAAGTGCCGCAGCCAAACGTCCCGTCCTTGGTGCGATCGCACCCCCAGTACACCGAGACGTTCATCCCTACCGACAACGATGCCGGGCGTTCGACCAGCGACAGCACAGCCCCGGCATGGCCGGCTATCCAGCGGTATTCGGTGGCGCCGTCGGTGGGGTGCGGCCATTCCATCAGCCCGCCGGTGAAACGACCATCCGTGAAGCCAGAGGCTGCCGAAACCGTGACATCCAGCCCGGCGATAGCGCTTACCGTGCCGACCGTGCGGAACACCTGCCGGTCCGCCAGACAGTGCTCGTCATACACCACATAGGGGCAGTTGGTGGAGAAGAACAGGCGGTGGGATTGCACATCGTTGAGCGCGATCTCCGCCGTGCAGCGCAGCGTCGCTTCGGCAAAGCCCAGCTTCACGCGGGTGACGACGCCGGCCCAGTCCTGAATCCAGTCCGTCTCGCCGCGGTGGCTCTTGAGGATCTTCACCCGGCAGGGCGTCGGTAGCGGCGGGGTGCGCATCCGCAGCACGATATCCAGCTCGCGGTCGCAGGTGATGTCGAGGCGCGCATCGTCCAGGCGATCGCTCTGGCGCTTGCGGTCGCGCTCGATCGTTGCGGGCAGCCACTGGTGCAGATCGTAGGTCTGATCGGTCTCGGCCGTGGTGTAGCGGTAGTGCTTGGTGCCGATCCAGAAATCGAACAGATAGATGGGCTCGCCGCCGTAATCACTGGTCTCGCGGGCGACGGTGGTCAAGGTTCAAACTCCGGGGTTGGTGGCGCGGAAGCGGATGCCGCATTCCACGACCTCGTTGGTGTGCCAGACCAGCGTCACCGCATCGCTCATGCGCCACAGCGGCACGTAGCAGGTCATCTCCACATCGCTGGTCAGCACCAGTTGGCCGGTGGCGGTGGACAGGTTCAGGCTCAGAGTGCCGTCGCCGTTGTCCACCGGGTTCGAGATCCCGCGCACCATTACCGAACCGTCCCGCAACAGCAGCGCGATTGCCCGCCGACTGGGATGCGCCCCCAGCAGTGCGGCGGGCTCCACGCGGGCAAAGCGGGCCGCAACGTCGCTGGGGCCGATGTTCTGCACCAGTTTCAGGTCATCCTGCCAGGTCGGCATGTACACCGGCACTCGGGCGCCCGCGCGGCGGGCCAGAAACGCGCGGAAGTCCTGGATCGACTGCCGGCCTTCGAGCAGCCATGAGAACTCCCGGCGGAACTCGCTGTAGGTCTGGCTCGGCCAGCGCGTGATGGCGCCGATACCTGGGTCGAACTCGTCGCGGAACGCGGTCCAGCCGGCAGCGGGGCTGTCGCGCCAGTTGGGCTCCACCGTGTAGACCTCGAAGCCGTCCAGCGTCAGGGCGGCGGCAGCCACCGGCAGGTTGGGATTGTCGCGGGTGGGGTCCAGCTCGATCACGGCGCGTGCGGTATCCACGATGCTCGATGGACGGGATTGCTCCCAGTCCGCTTGCAGATGGCCGAAGCTGCCGGGGAAAACCTCGGTACCCGCCGGCCAGGTACCGGCCACCGCGCGCGCCGTGGTGATGGTGCCCGCAACCCAGGTGTCGATATCCACTACCTCATGCTGCGACGGGCTCGCCCACAGCACCGCCACACCCCCATCGCGGAAGGCAAACAGCGCATCGCCGGACAGCGACAGCGTCATGCCACCGGGATTGACGGGCGCGGCGAGCTGCGCGGAGTCGGTCCAGATCGGGATCGACAGCGACCGCCACTGCGAACTCCACAGCAGATGCTCCAGGTACTGGCGGTCCTCGCTGTCCGCTGCCAGCGCATAGCTGAGCGTGCGGCGGGGAATACCCCGCTGGCCGATGGCCTGTTCGGTCCCGTCGGGCGCATCGATCAGCGCGGTGCGCCACTCCAGCGTCTCCTCCAGCGCCTCGTCCTGGTTGGGATCCACCGCGAACAGCGAAAACCGCACCCCCAGCACGCGCAGGTCATACGTAATGCCGCCCACCACAAAGCCGTAGGTGGCATCGATGGTGGCGGGCCCTTCGGGGATGGCGGTCAACTGATACTCGAACATCGCCAGGGGCGCGGCCACGGTCACCGGCGCAGGGCCGGCGAGCGACAGACCTTCGGTGGCCGTCCCGATGATTGCCGTCAGGGTCGCATCGCTGAGAAACGCATTCCAGAAATACACGGTCTCGGTCTTGGGCACGATCACATTGCCCAGGCTGACCGTGCGCGGAATCAGGTGGATGCGAAAATACCAGTCATGCAGCAGCCCGGGGCGCTCTACTCCCGCGAGCACCTTTCCACCCCCGCCAAAGCTGGCAAGCTGCCGCGACGCGTTGAACACCGGCGCGACCTGGCGCATCTCGCGCGTGGACCCGCGCCAGAAATCCTGCAAATAGCGATATACCTGCCGGGCGAGGTGCGGGTTGTCGTCGGCGGTCTTGGGTGGCGTGACGATAAAGGCGCCGCCCGCAAAGGTAGCCACGATCAAGGCCCGTCGTAGGCGACTGCGATGCCGTAATCGCCGGAATGGAAGGCACCGAGGCCAGGGTCCGGGGCGGCTGCGTTCTTGAGCAGCACCGGATACAGCTTCCATTTGTCCGCGCCGATGGTGATCACATCGCCGATATTGTAATGGCGCATGCGGCAGAAGCGGATCTGCGGCAACTCACCCAACACAACCAGATTGCCGCTGACCGCTTTGCCAAAGAGGTACCAGGGCACCAGGTTCATGCCGTTGTTCCACGGGTTCAGGCTGCGCGAGCGGAGTTCGAACAGGCTTTCGCCGGTGTACAGCGTATTGGCGATGTTCACGCTGCGCTCCCACCAGGTGCGCCCGCCGGTCTCGGCGTGCACATAACTGCCGGCGAATCTGGGGTAACTGCCGGAAGAGGTAACGAGCCCCTGAAACGGGATGACTTCCATGGTAAGTGAGCTATTGTCGAGTCTAAATCTGGTCTCGATGACCGAGTAATAGGCCCCATCCCCCCAGCTGGCGCTGTAGTACCCGCCGCCCACGAAGTTGGCGGCCTTGGACATCTCGCCGAACAGCAGATGCTGGCTCCAGCCGTTGTTGTGCTCGACCGCCACGAACACCGCGTCCGGGCTGGCGCGGTAATGGAAGTGGTAGGTGATTGGCCAGACCACCACAGTGCCATCGGGCAGCGTGCCGCGCATGCTGGTCCACAGCGCATGGGGCGCACCCGTGGGGTTGCCGCTGCCGTCCTGCCCGGTTCCGCCGCGCATGCGCAGGTGGACGGTGGTGTTGGCCTCGATCTGCGCATAGACATCGCCCTTCTGGAGCATCTGCCCGCCGATCAGCGTGTAGCCCTGCAGCGTGCAGAAATTGAACAGTTCGGTGCGCAGGGCCGCGAAGTCGCTCGCCGTGCCGGTCTGGTACGCCATGTTCTGCCTCTCTCAGGCGCGCCGGAACGCGAGGTAGTCGAAGAATCCGGTGCGGTGGATGTTACGCACGACCCTGTAGGTATTGCCCGCCCCGTCGTCAATCAGGTCATTCACCGCCAACGCAAAGCCGGAGATGAAGAACAGGTCCTGCACGGTTCCGTAGAGCCCATTACTGGCATCCATCAGGTGGATCGGCAGGCACTGGCGCTGGTCGACCAGCGCCGAATCCTTCGTGGGCTCGGTGGCGGTACCGCCGAGATTCGGTGGCGTGTTGTCCGCATACCACGGCCAGGCCTCGGGCGCCTTCCAAGTGCCATCAATGAAATAAATTCTGTTGTTCACCTTGACGCCGATCTGCCGCGAGGTGTCCGAGTAGCGCGCGGCGCTGACACCACTCACGCTCGCCGCCACCAGCATCGGGAAGCTGTATTCGTTGGGGGTCATGCTGGGCAGGAAGAGGCCGGTGTAGGCCACGTCGGTGTTGCCTTCGACGTTCACCCAGAACGCGATCTTGATATCCGTGATGCTGATCCCGCAGGGCATGTCGAACTGCCACATGGGCGTGGTCCAGAACTGCGGGTTGGGCTGCGATAGCCAGGGGCTGCTGGACACATAGCCGATCGCGCCGCGCAGGATCAGGTTGTAGTAGTCCGATGGCACGCTCTGGCGGGTAGAAAAACCCACGAACACATCATCGAAGCCCGAGATGTTCGGCCCCTGCAACGAAATCTCCCAGTCGTCTGTCGCGTAGCTCTCCTGGTTAATCGTCCAGCGCTGGGCGGTCGGCAGCGGGGATGCGGTGGCGCCGAGGGTGAACTGGTCGCTCACCGCGAAGTTGGTGGCGCCGGCATTGATCGTGAATTTGATGATGCCGTTGTCGTAGGCCACCCCCGTGGTGGCGGCAGCCTGGGCGCCGGATACCGAGCCGGTCACCGACCATACCTCGGCGCCGGGGACGGCAGCGTTGGTGCAGGCGATGGTCCAGGTCTCGGTGGGGGCGGCGACTGCGCTGTCGGTGGCGGTGATCACGCCATTGCCGGTGCCGGTGTAGGCGGTCTGCACCACCCAGGCGCGGCCCGTGGCGAGCTGGCGGATCCGCCAGAAAAAGTTCTTGTGGCCCTCGCGGCCATGGGCGGCCACATTGCCCACCCCCGGGATGGTAGTTTCGATATAGGCCATGGGCCGGCTACCTCACGCGCGAGCGGTTGCGGTTGATGGTGTTGATCACAAAGTCGTCTCCGGCGGGGGTGTCGGCGACCGCGCGCAGGAACTCGGCGCGGTCGAAGAAGTTGTAGACGTGCATCCGCGGACCGCCGCCGGCGGCACCGCCATTGAGCACGTGGCGCGGATCATTGCGGGTCAATACCTCCTCATTGGTGCGCAGCAGCGACAGCACCTCGTTATTGCCCACCAGCCCGCCGCTGTGGAAGGTCGGCACGCCGCCCAACAGCGCCAGCGGATTGATCATGCGCTTGGGGCCGGTGCCGGCCATGCCGCCGCCGTGGTTGGTGGGGAACAACAAACTAGAGACCGTGCCGATGATGTTGCCCCCAGCAGTACCGGGAGCCAACGCATTCAGAATCTGGTACTGGATGATGGCCCGGGCAATCATTTCCAGCAATTCGGAGAAGAACTTGCGCATGGCATCACCCGCGCTGCTCACCCCCTGCACGAAATCTGCGATGGCATCCGTGAGACCGTCGGCGATCGCCTCCCGGATCTTCGTTGCCATCTCCTGCGCACGGGTATTGACGCTGTCGATTCCCGCCTCGATGATTTTCAGGTTTTCCAGCGCGATCTGGGCATCGGTTTCGGTGATCAGGCCGTCGCCGCGCAGGGTGGCGACCAGCTCGCGGGCCTTGTCGATCAGGCTTTGCAGGCGGGGGTCGAGGTCGGCGAGCTCGGTGCGCAGCAGGTCGCCGGCTTCCCGCGCGGTCAGGTTGCCGATTTCCCGCTGTGCCTCGATGCGCTGGATGATCGCGTTGCGCAGTTCCAGCGCCTTGT